TGGCGGCGTAGCGGTCAGCGAGGGTGTTGATGTTGCTCATTGTCTTGCTCCTGTTTGTCTGGGGTAATCCAACCCCATGAACAGGAGAATGAACCGAATCGCAGGACATGTCAACTCTGCATGTTCCCGCGATCCGAATTATTTTAGCCTGTGGATAACTTTTTTCAGTTGTCCTTCACCGCCCGGCCCAAAGGCGTGTCTTCCCAGCGGTTGATCGCGCGCATATACACATCCACCATGCTCTCGCGGGCTTCCCGCTTGTTAGGATCTTCCCGGCGGATCTTGATGATCTCCTTCAGCGCAGTGGCGTCATAGCCTCTGCCTTTGGATTCCTTGTAGACATCGCTGATGTCGCTCGCGATCTGCTTCTTTTCGTCTTCTAGCCGTTCAATGCGCTCGATGATCGAGACCACATCCTTAGCAGCGTTGTCACCAATATCGCTCATGCTTGTTCCCCTAGGTCATCGAGGATGAGAGTGCAGGGAGCGCCGTCCTCGATCCAGCGCGCCTCGATCCACCGGCAATGCCGGTCATTCGCTATAACCCCTGCGCCAGCCAAAGCATCGAGACTGGCCTTGAAGAGGTTGTCCAAATCCCGATGCCGCTTATCGGGCGGCACCACCAACATCGTCAGCTTAAAGGGGCCAGTGATGCGACCGGCTCTACATTGAGCAGCGATGGCCCAGCAAGCCGCTTCCTTCCATTTGACGTACTCTGGCGACCGATACACGCCGCCGCCCTTAGTGGCCCTCCAAAGGCGGTTCATGCTCGGCGGAAACGGGATCTCGACCTTCAGCATTGAAATGCTTCCTTGCCTCTAAGGCCAGCCGCAGGAGGCGGTATGCCTCATGCTCTTGGATTCCGTAGTGCGCCGCTATGTCCACCGTATCCACGCCGCGCATAAAGAGCTTCAGCACTTCCATCGGCGTCGTCACTACCCGAGGCGGCTTAGAGGTCGGCATAAATGTCTGGCCTCAACACGGCGGGCGATAGCCCTGTGAACTGCGAAACGCGCCGCACATACTTCAACGGCACATGCCTCCACTTAGAGATCGCCTGACGAGTGACGCCAAGCTCCTTAGCAAGCGCAGTTTGGGTGCCATAGGCGCGGAAGACATCGAGGAGGATTGGATCGGACTGTTTCATGTTCAGCAAAATAACATGCCTGTGGGTACAGTCAACCGCTCGCTTGACGGCCATTCCCAAATCAACGTACCGTGGATTCGTCATCGGATGAGGACCACATGAAACCAAACATTGAACAGCTTAAAATCCAAATCAGTTTGCTTCTTGATAAGCACCCTGAACTTGCCGAGGATGTCGATCTAAGGGCCGACATGTTAGAGGGCAGCACCGATCTCCATGCAATCATGGAGCGCCTGCTGAACGAAGAGCGCCAAGCCGACGAACTGATTGAGGCCGTTAAAGAGAGGATTGAAAAACTCTCGGCGCGGCGCTCTATGTTCCGGTCAAGGCAAACGTCACTACGCGACATAATGATGGAAGTCCTCCAACGCGCAGACCTACGCAAGATTGCGCTGCCAGAGGCTACAATCAGCATCACGCGCCGAGGCCCTGCCGTACAGGTCATAGACGAAACGCTCGTCCCTGATGCTTACTGCCGCTTTAAGCGCGAGGTTTCCAAGACAGCTATCAAAGATGCTCTCAATGCTGGTGAAGAGGTGCCCGGAGCGGTCCTCGATAATGGCAGCGAAACATTAAGGATCGGCTAATGTTCTCAGCACAGATAAATAGCGCGTTAGCAGCGCCACTAGATCGTGCGTTCGTGAAAGAGCGTGAACAGTCAGGCAGGAAATTCTCATACATCGAGGGCTGGCATGCAATCGCGGAGGCTAATCGCATTTTCGGTTTCGATGGATGGCATCGAGAGACGGTCCACATACAACTCGTCAATGAGCGACCGCGTAAGATTGGTCGCGATGGCCGGGATGGGTGGGCTGTTAGTTATGTCGTGCGTGTGCGTGTTATTGTTGGGGATGTTATCCGGGATGGTATGGGTAGCGGCCACGGAATTGATGCTGATTGTGGCCTCGCCCATGAGAGTGCTATTAAAGAAGCTGAAACGGACGCAATGAAGCGCGCGCTCATGACTTTCGGGAATCCGTTTGGTCTTGCGCTTTACGACAAGGAACAGCGTCAGGTAGTTGAGGCACCGCCCGAAAAGCTACAGCCCACAGACCTAAAAGCGATGATCGAAGAGATCCTTCGCATGCAAACAACCGTTGCTCTCCGCAAGTGGTGGAGGCAGACCGCCGACTTCCGCAAGAGCGTTGGGCTTGTCGATGGCACTGAGGAATATCAGTTGCTCTATACGACCTTTGTCACCCATGGGAAAAAAGTAGCAGCAGGAGAATCCGTAAATGGCTAATCGTTATGATGTTCTGAGTGTCAGCAAGTACGTTGATCGCAATGGAGAAGAGAAGAACTTCTTCACAAAGATTGGAACTATGTTCCCCAACAAAAACGGGAACTCGTTCTCAATGGAGCTTCTTGCGCTGCCTATCAGCGATAAGGAAGGGAAGGTTCGCTTGTACATCAAGGAACCAGAGCAGCGTGAGGGTGCGCAACAGGTCTCGCGTAGCGCATCCCGCCCTGCGGCCCGTCAGCAATCGCCTGACAATGATGTGAACGAAGAAATCCCGTTCTAATGGACATCCTCACTCCGAGGGGGCAGGAGTCGAGGAAGTGGGAGGACCGGGCCGTAGAGATCTGGTCCTCCCATTACCCCGATATAATCTACGCCTCTACCGACAAAGACACGCCATGCGTTGTTGATGCGGTTCTCGTCAAGAATGGCAAGATCCTTGGCGTTGTGGAGCAGAAGTCGAGGCCGGGCATGACTGTCCTCGATTTTAATGTGACCTATGAAAAGCGTTGGCTTGTAACCCAGAAGAAGCTGGACGACGCTTCAGAGATCGCACAGGCCCTGCAAACCAAGCTTGTTGGATTCCTGTACTTCCCCGAAGCCGATGTGCTGTTAGTGAAGACCTTAATGGCTCCGGGTAAGGGATGGGTAGCAGACATAAGGAGAGAGCATACCAGAACACAAGCAACAATTAATGGAGGCAGCGTAGTGCGCCTCAACGCTTACATCGACATGAGTGACGCTCTTGTACTCTATGGAGACATCAATGAATGAAGACCAACCAATCAGTGAACAGTTTCGCCTCGTAGCGAAGAAGTGGGTCGATGCGGATTCCGCTGCAAGCCTCTTGGAGGAAACCAAGAGCGCCGTTCTTTCTCGCATGATGGCTGCACAAGGCGACATGCCTGTGAACCGGGCAGAACTCAATGTGAAGTCATCTGAGGAATGGCTGGAGTTTGTCACCAAGATGGTGAAGGCTCGCGAGCGGGCCGCACTTTTAAAGGTGCAACTTGAATATCTTCGGATGAAATTCAATGAATGGCAATCACACGCAGCAAACCGTAGAGCGGAGATGAAACTATGAAAAATATGACGGATGCCGAGTGGGATAAGCAAGCTGAAGAAATGGCTGACAAAATTGTTGAGATCATAGACAGCAAAGAAAGCGACATGATCATCGAGGTGCTTGCTTGCATAGTAGCAGACATGTTGGAGCCGTTTGATGAAGAAGAGGGGATACCGCTGATGTTGACATTTCTTGGGAATGTTCTTGAAAAACGGTACAACCTTGGCTTCGATCTTACCAAAATTAATGCCGGTTCGATGCAATGAAGCGAGTCCGTATTACAGCAAAGATGCGAGCAGACATCTTCCTGTCTCATGGCGGCATGTGCCACCTATGCAGCATGAAAGTTGTGCCCGGAGAGGATTGGGATGTTAGTCACGATATACCTTTGGAAGCTGGCGGTAAGGATGATGCAACTAACTGGTTCGTTGCTCATCGCAAGTGCCACAGGGTTCATACTAGCACTGTTGACGCTCCCTTGATCGCAAAGGTCAAACGAATCCATCAAAAGCATGTCGGTGCAAAGAAACCTCGATCACCGATGCCGCTTGGTCGAGGATCAAAGTTCAAGCGCAAAATGGATGGCACCATAGTAAGGAGAGAACCGTGAATGTTGTTTTTACCGTAAACCTAGCTCAATCGGTCAGGGCCAAGCCACCACTTGGAGAAGACGACAACATCCTTCTGCCGTTTCAAAACATCTATGCGACGGTTGATGCAAAAAGCTTTCAAGATTTGCTGAAGCTGTTGCATGAGAACGATTACATCGTAGCGCGTGAGTTCAATGCAAAAAAGAAGTTTGATGGCTCCCGTCTTTACGAAGACAGAGGCGAAGTCATCATTAACTGCCAGATGATTGGCAAAATCAAACCCTTCTTTGAATGAGGAGAAAGCACATGGAATATCGTGACATCATGCATCAAGCCGCCCGAGTTTTTAACGAACGGAATCCGCAATATGGAGATATGAGGGTTGGTATGGAACGTGTGGCTCAAATAGCAACGCTCATCACCGGCATTCAACTAACAGCGCATGACGTTGCGCTTGTCCTACATGCAGTGAAGCTATCTCGGCTTGGCGCTGACCGCAGGAACCCGGATCACTACATAGATGGTGTCAACTACCTAGCGTTTGCGGGGGAGCTTATTGAACAGCCTGCCATAGCCAATGACATTGATGCCGTTCTCCATGGAATAGACAGCGAGTTTGCGAAGATGGCTGAGCAGTTTGCCGCATCTAATCCAACCGCAACGCCTCACGAAGGCTAAGGAGCGGCAATGGCCGATGGTGCTTCATTCGTTTGGAATACAGCCAAGCGGATCAGATCAAGCGGAGTCCTCATGGATGAGCTACGGTATGATTCATGCCGCTACATCATCAGCAACGACGCCGCTATATCTGTCAGGTACTGCGGCCATGAACGCAAGCGTGGGGCTTATTGTTCGTCTCATGCGGAACTCTGTTATCTGCCACCAAAATCAAAGCAGGCGCATGTTGCGGATTCCAAGTTCACATGAGACACTAATGAGGTCACAGAATGGTCTGTGATTTAGAAGCAGGCGCTTCGCGACCCAGACCCTAAGTGATTTGTTCGAAACACTTGCCCCAGCCCGTTCAGTCAGGCTGGGGTCTTTCGTTAGCCCACAGGCTTCCAGTTCACAGTAGCCTCATCCCAGACATACTGCTGCCCGTCAGTCGGATAGGACACCGGGGGCTCCCAGAGCCATGTGGTCTGGTTCAGGACCCATGATGGATAGGGCTGCGGCGCATAGAACACATCGTTCTGGTGATCGTAGGTATAGCCCATGCCAGCGTAGTTGCCGCGCAGGGCAGCGCCACCGTCAGGCTCGCCATCTGGCCCGTAGTGGATATTCCCGCGCGTGTTGTAGCTGGTCTGTATCCACGAACCCGGAGACGAGTCCACGAAGGTGTCGAAGAAGCTGGCTTCAGCGACGATGACTTGGATGACCTTGCCATCCAGAACTTTAGCGAAGTGTCCCATTAGGCCGTGTAACTCCCTGATGAGGTGAATTTGAGAATGGTGCTGAGACCGTTGACGGTCACCGTTGGTGACCCCGTTGTCACACCAGTGTAGTTGGCGGTGGGGATGGAAATGATGACGATACCAGAACCGCCCGCGCCGCCAGCCAGAATGCTACCATTATTGCCGCCGCCGCCGCCAGCGCCGCCAGTGTTAACCGTTCCCGCCACCCCAGCCGTATTGTACCCGCCTGCACCGCCGCCACCCGCTCCACCAGCACCTTGTCCCAGAACCGCAGCTTGGTTGCCTGCGCCACCGCCGCCACCAGCGTATGTGACTGATGATCCGGTAATTGTAGATGCTGACCCCGCGCCGCCCGCGCCAGATTGATTGCTGGCCGGTGGGAACTGACCAGCGGCTCCCGCGCCGCCGCCGCCGCCAGCAGGGTAGACAAATGCGGTCGAGTTGGCCGCGCCGACATTTCCTTGGCCTGATGTGGCCGCGCCACCGCTGAGAGCAGACGTGCTTCTTCCTGCGCCGCCGCCGGAGCCACCGGCCCCACCGTTAAAACCCTCGCCCCCACCGTATCCACCTCCGATAGAGGTGTATCCAAGAGCGGATGAGTTGCTACCTTGGACGCCATTGTTGGCCGCGCCGCCAGCGCCGCCAGCGCCGCCAGCCCCGACTGTGATGGTATAGGTTGTCCCATAAACCAAGTTTGACGAGCCCGCGAGATATCCGCCTGCGCCGCCGCCGCCGCCACCACTGCCACCGCCACCGCCACCAGCCACAATCAAGTATGAAGCTGCATAGACCAGCGAAGTGAACTGAATGCCGGAATAGAAAATCCAGCCAACGGTCGAGTCCACATAGACGAATGCCGCACTTTCATAGGCAGCGTTCAGCGGGAAGTTGGCTGTCCTCGTGTTGATCTTGTTCCCATTGGGGTTGAGGATGCAGTTGTTGGTCGCGAACGTCCCAATGTAGTCAGTGATCTGAATGGCTTGACCGGCAGTTGGGCTCGCAGGCAACGTGACAGTCACCGCGCCAGAGGTTGTGTTGACAGGGTAAGCATTGCCAGCAACGGCAGCAAAGCTTGCCGCTTGGACCGACTGCCACGCCAGCGAGCCGCCATATGAAGCATTGAGAACGCCAGAAGAACTGACACCCTGTGCTAGAAAAGATAAGTTTCTGTTGAATGACATCAGGCTACACCCACGTTATGACATCAACGATGCTGTTAACACCAGCGCCCGTTCCGAGGACCACACTCGTCCCGTTCGTGGCTGTGTATTCGCTTGTCGCCAGCAATATGCCATTCACATAAACTTGCACATTGGCGACGGTATAGGTTACCGTAAATGTTGTTTGACCGGCAGTTGCCGTGAAAGATGTGCGGGAATATGTTAACCCGCCACCGGGGATGTTCACCGTGACAGCAGTGCCAACCGCAGAGGCCGTGACGCCCGCGCCAGTGAAATTAAAGCTGGTGACGCCGGAAGTGAGAACCGACCCCTCGTCTGACACCGAGATGTTGGTGCCGGTGCCAGCGGGTCCAGTGGCTCCCGTGGGGCCAGTCGCGCCGACATTGCCAGCGGCGACGATGTTCCAAGAGGTGTAAGTGCCAGAGCCGCCGAATGCGTCAGAAGTGATGACAAGCGTCGTGCCACTGAACGAAGTGATGATACCTTCGACGTAGTTTGTGGGCGTCACTGTGTATGCGATGCGGACGCGCTCACCAACTGCAAAGGCAGTCTGGCTGCTTGTCAAATTGGTGGTGAAGGTCAGGGAGCCAGTGCCAACAGTGTTGGAGGTGCTGCTGGTCAGCCCGGCGTAGCCGATCCCCGTGGGGCCGGTCGGGCCTGTGCTGCCCGCGCTTCCGTTGGCTCCGGTGGGGCCTGTAGCTCCATTGGCTCCCGCGCTTCCGGTCGGACCTGTAGGCCCCGCCACCGTGGACGCCGCGCCAGTTGGTCCTGTTGGCCCGTTCGTTCCAGCACTTCCCGTGGGGCCTGTAGGCCCGGCAACCGTCGAGGCAGCGCCAGTAGGTCCGGTCGGCCCTGTAGGTCCAGCAACGGTCGATGCGGCGCCTGTTGGCCCGGTGGGGCCGGTTGCGCCGACATTTCCGTTAGCCCCCGTAGGCCCTGTAGGCCCAGCAACCGTGGAAGCGGCTCCTGTGGGGCCAGTCGGCCCGGTGCTGCCGGTTGGCCCCGTGACGCCGTTCACAAGCGCCAAGAACAATGCCGCCCCGTTGGCGAATCCTGTAGTCCCCGCCCCGCCAGATGCGTTCAAGGTTACGGGGTACGTCCAATATGAGTTGGCAGCGCCGGGGTTCACATTGGTCGGGGTGCCAGAGATCGTCCACGTCTGGTAGCTGGCGCTGCTGGTCTGGCTTTGGATGATGATCTGTTCGCCGACACTTAGGAGCGCCAAGAAGATGTCAACGTCCACATTGTTGTCTGTGAGGTGGCTGACATTGATCTGCGTGGCGCTGGTCTGTGTGGCATTGTTCCAGAGGATGTCACCATCACCCGGATAGCCAGAAGTTGCGCCAGTGTTGGCAAGATAAAGAAACAGATTGGATGACGTTCCCGGTGCACCAGTAGGACCTGTTGGACCAGCAACTGTAGAAGCCGCGCCAGTAGGGCCAGTCGGTCCAGTCGGGCCAGTTGGGCCAGCAACGGTGGAACCCGCGCCAGTGGGTCCAGTCGCGCCCGTGGCACCCGTGGGACCTGTCACGGTAGAGGCCGCTCCCGTGGCTCCGGTCGGCCCAACGCCGCCGGTCGGTCCCGTAGGCCCGGCAACTGTCGATGCGGCTCCCGTGGGGCCTGTAGGCCCGCCTATGCCCTGCACACCCGCAGGCCCTGTAGGCCCGGTTGCGCCGCTTCCTGTAGGCCCCGTGCTGCCCGTAGGCCCGATGTCGCCGTTGGGTCCCGTAGGCCCCGTGCTGCCCGTGACACCCGTGGGGCCGATGGTCCCCTGCGGGCCGGTCGGGCCAGCAACAGTTGAGGCGGCTCCCGTAGGCCCCGTAGGGCCGGTCGGGCCGGTCGGGCCAGTGCTTCCGGTTGGGCCGGTCACATTGGATGCAGCGCCTGTGGGGCCAGTATTTCCCGTGCTTCCAGTGGGGCCAGTTGGCCCCGTTGGACCGACCGCGCCCTGACCGCCCGTGGGGCCGGGGAAGAGGCCAGCGACTTGCTGCGTAGTCGTGCGGACAGACGTGCCAGCCTGAACAATCTCAAGCTGCTCCGTGCCATTGAGGGCCGTAGCTGCGGGGAGATTTGGGATCTGAGCGTTGCTCACGTTCTAGTCTCCGACGCGCCAGAGCATGGGCGTTAATTAGCCGCCATAATAATCCAGTTGGTTCCATCAGACTGAAGGATCGCAAACTTGCCTGCACTTGCGGCCAAGATAGCTGTTCCAGCAGTTGCCGAACCAAGCGGGACCACATTGGATGATGCGCTCGTGACAGAGTTAGCAGTTACATTTTTCACATATAAAATGCGACCCGAATAACTAGCGGCAGATAATAGTGTTAACGTGTTGTTGGTTGTCGTAAAAATCAACGATGAATCCGTCGATAGCATGGAATAGGTTGCAGCATTTATGGTGCTGGGCGCTTTACTCGCGATAGAACCGCCCACAGCCACATTGCCGCTGGAGTCGTTGACGAGGTTGATCGTCGCGCTGGAGGGGTGGACTACGTTGATGGTTTTGAGAGTGCTAATGGTAGCCTCCTATTAAGCTACGCCAACCTTCACTGGCCGGGAAACATTACCCTGCGAGCCAATGGCGGTGACTGTTTCGGTGTAGGTGCCGGAGTTGGCATAGCTGTAGTTCTGTGAGCCAGACACGGGGAATATCTGGTCGCCGTAGGAGCTAAGTTTCACCCCCGTCGCATTGGTCACATCCCATGACAGAACGGTTGTCTGGCCGATTGCCGCAGGATTAGGAGTGAAAGCCGCCGTAATCGTTGGCGCAGGGGGGATAGCGACAATCTGATAGGTAGTTTCGTTATAGTACCACTGATCAGGAACCACATCGTCCGCACATGCGATCCAGAAGAGCGGAGGGGCAACCTCAAACGGGGATGTAGTGGTCTCCGCAACGCGGTCGCCAAGAAGCTGACCACCATAGCTGTAAACTTTTTCAGTAGGGGAGATGAGAGCTTGTTTCATTTTAGTACTCCACGATCACAACGCCAGCAGCGCCTGCTGCACCCGTAGTGAGAGCGCCACCGCCGCCGCCGCCGCCATACGACCCACCAACAGCACCACCAATCGAGCTGCCAAAAGCTGCCGCACCGCCCCCGCCAAAATATGAACTTCCGCCAACCCCAGAATAATAAAAGGTTGTCCCATCCGTATATCCGCCGCCGCCGCCGCCTCTGATATTTAAATCACCACTTGAGCCAATCCCACCAGTTGCACCATTCCCAGATATATTTGAAGCGCCTGCGCCGCCAGTTGCGGAACAATAAGCTCCAAATGAAGATGTGCCGCCTGTACTTGCACTAGAATTTCCGCCAGCGCCTGCGCCGCCAACCGTTACAGAAACGGTTCCTGCTGGAGTTAAGCCGGAGACAATTTTTATAGCAGTTCCCCCGCCGCCACCGCCGCCACCGTTATTACATCCACCGCCGCCGCCGCCAACAACCGTCACCTTCACTTTAGTGACGCCCGCAGGAATGGTAAACGTGCCAGAGGAGGTGAACACTTGCATGTTGGAGAAGCCGCCAGAAGATGCCGGTGCCGCGCTTGTCCAAGCAGTGCCGTTGCTCGTCAGGACATTGCCGTTGGTGCCGGGGGTCGTAAGTCCCGTGCCACCCGCCGCCGCAGGCAATGTGCCCGCAGTCAAAGCCGATGAACTCGTCGAGTAGACGGCGTTGTTTGCGGCGGTCATCGACGTGAGACCCGTTCCGCCTTGCGCCACCGTGACAGCCGTGCCGGACTGAAGAACCGTGCCGCTCACGTTAGGCAGCGTCAGAGTCGTAGCAGAAGCAGCCGCGCCAGCATCGAGGGTGACGCCGCCGCCACCAGAGCCTTTGATTGAGACAGGCATTAAACGACACTCCAGTAGGAGCCTGAAGAAACGGTTACGACGATCCCAGCGTCAATCGTCACCGGGCCGAACGTACCGGCATTCTTGCCCGTTGGGATAGTATAGTTCGTCGTGATGGTTATGTCATTAAGATAGAACGCTTGATTAGCGCCACCGCCTGTGGGAACCGTCGCATTCGACGGGAGATAGATGTTCGTCCCGTCAGAAACCGCAGTAACAACCGTGTTGTTCGCTACCGTGGCGCTGGAGCCCCCGCCAGCCGAGGCGATGATCACACTATAGCCGCCGGTTGTCAGATTTTTGACCACCCACTGACCGCCCACCCCAGATGGAATCGTGTAGGTCACATTTGCCGCAATTGAGCCGGTGACGTTCAAGATCATTTTCTGGTACTGCGCAGCCGTCAGAGTGACTGACCCCGATGAGGCATTGAGGCTCGTCGTCCCGCCCAGTGCAGCGTCAATGATGGACATGTCCGAGTTGACGGGGATGTTCCATGTGTTGACGTAATCGCCGTTAGCAGGGAGTTCAAGATTTTTATTTGTGCTGAAAGTGCTGGTCATTGCCCGGCCCTCAAGAGTGCTGGTTAGCGATTGCCAGAGCGCGAGTGATCGCTTCGTCTGGTTGATTCAGTAGAGGCTCTGTAGCCTTGCCGTGGCCCTTCTTGGCGCGTTCAGCCGCAGCTACGAGCATGGAGGCAGTGGTGACGCCTGTGAGGCGACCGCCGGAGGCTCTACCGCGCCGCTGGAGGCGCTGGTAAGCCTCCTCGGTGGTTTCCTCTTGCTCTTTTGTCTGCAACTTTCCACGCGCGCCACGAACCGTAGGAAGAGCGCCAAGTTCAGGGCTAGTCGCCATAGTCTTTAAAAGATCTTGAAGCCTCATGGTATTCTCAATGGTCGGCTTCTGCAAAAGCGCCCGATATACATCAGGATTCCGCATAGCTTCATTGAGAATGCGCATCGCATTGTCTTTGGTGGTTCCATAAACCAATCGAGCAGCAACTTCAGTTGGCTTGGTTAAGCCCATCATAGAGGCACTAGCCCCAAGAAGTTCGAAACTTGCCCCGATAGGCGCAGACATGCCAATCAATTTACCAGCAGCAGCGCCAGATGCCCCTTTAGCAAAAGTGCCAGTCTTCACACCATGTAGAATAGTGAAAAGATCGCCTTTGGCTAAACGATCAAACATCTGTCGATCAGCCATCATGCCCGTTGGCATTTTAGCCAACAGGTTTGAAGAGCGCTCTAGCTGATTGATAAACATTTGCTGTTGAGTAGTCGGCAAAGCAGCCCGAAGGTCACTACGATTTGCCTTGATGAATTGGGCAAGTTTTTCGGGGCGATCACTGTTCAGAGCGTTCACAAACGAAGTTTGAATTTGATCGCTGGCTGATTGTTTAACAATTGCATTAAGCCGATCTCTTAGACCGGGAATCTCTGTTGCTAATTGAGAGTATGACGGATTTTGCAAAAATTTAGCAACGTCATTCTGCGTAACAATAGCTTTTTGACCATTGTTCGTCAGCTTGCCAATCAGCCAATCAGAGGCGGGGCGATTTATATTAACACCGGGGATGTTTTGAAGCTCGCGATATTTGGAAAGCGCCGTAGCTGGCGACCCAAAAATCTTGTCCAGCATTTGCTCTGGCTCAACAACCGTCTGTCCAGAACGGGCATGCCCGGCAGGATACTCTTCAGAGAGCCCCTTGGTTACATCAGTGCTAAACGTATTGTGATACTCACGAGTTAATCTGCGGGCCTGATCAAACACTTGAGGTGTTTGAGAAGCATTTGCGCCACTCATGTATGTCTTGATAACCCTGTTTGGGTCAGTCAGCATCTCATCAAGTTTAGTCGTAATAGCGATAGGACCCGATTTGTCATAGACGCGCGGATCTCTAATCATTTTATTTGCGTAAGATTTAACTTTTTGGATCTCATCAAACGGAATCTGAGAAGAAGGATAGTTGCGGAGTCCTTCAAGATAATTTTTAAGTTCGCCGGGCAACCCTTCTCGGGAAATGCCCATAGCTGCATCAGCCTGATTAAGAACATCAGACACAGTTCCACGCCCATATCTCGCTTGTGAAAAGACAGGGTGTTTCCAGATCTGTTCCTGCGCATCAAAAGCTGGTTTTTGGATTGCTCTATAGAGATTGTGAGCATCAACGGAAGAAGTTGCCATCGGATTTGGGCCGATAGGCAGGTTAAGAACTTGCGCCATAGATGGACCCGGAGCTTCAGCGGCAAGCATGCCGGGAACCTGACCGGCTTGCCTTGCCAGCGCCTCTTGAGATTGCCCAACCTTGAAAGCTGTCTTTGCAGACTCGGGGCCACCCAATGCTTGCAATTCTGCTGAAAGTCCACGGACTTCTGGGCGGCTCTTTAAAAGCTGCTCTGAGGTAGGTTCAACACCTTGAACATAGGGCTCCATACCAGCAAAATAAGATTTTGGAGGCGTCAGTTCTTTGGTTGCTGCGGCCACATCAGGGGTTGTCTTGCGAAGAATATCGCCAGCCAAGCGAGCGCCACGCTCCTCAGCAGCAGCCGAAGATAACCGCCCAAATGCGCCGCGCCCAATCAGAGCCCCCGGCACCGCTCCTACAACACCAGCGGCAGCAGAATCTGGGAACGCCTCTTGAGCCACACCAGCGCCAATACCAGCTCCCACGTTGGTCGCAAGAGCTTTTCCAAGCCCCTCCGTGGCAGCACCCGCGCCCTTGCTAATGCCCTTAATTGCCATCCCTGCGCCTTCAAAGGCGGGCATAGATCCAACGAACTCGCCAACGGTTCCGGCAATACGCCCAGCGCGAGTTTGGGGCTCATAGGTTATGCCGGGGACATATGGTGAAGCCGCTTCAACAACACCGCGACCAGTAGGAAGCTGATAGCCAAAAACATTGCCCGTTAGGCCAGCGCGCTCCGAAGGCTTCATGCTTTTTTCGATCTCGGCTGTCTTAGCCTCAAACGCTTGTTTTGCAGAGCCCGGCGCAGCTTTACCTACATTTTGCAAGTAGTTTTGGTAGAGCCACGCGCCCATAGCTGGCGAACGCGCATATAGCTGGCCTATGTCGCCGGGGAGGCCGGGGACTGATACCAGTCCGCGCTCAAGACCAGACCCCGCGCTTTTGGCTACGTCTTCAACTTGACCCGCTACGGTGGTCGGAACTTCTTTCTTGCGGGATTCCGCAACCATGCGGGCGCGCTCAAGTTCTTCAAATGAAGGAACATTAGATCTGCCGCCCTGCGAAGGCGCATCAAAGTCTGGGATGTCAAATCCTTCAAATGCACCCGGCATAATCAACCTCCCACGAAATAGCGGGACATACCCGTTGAACCATAGCGCTTCTCAAACTCTGGAGCAGCAGCAGGGTTCGAACGGACAATGTCTGCCGGGCTTTGGCGCATTTTAACAACCTTGCCCGTCTTTTCATCACGAACGTCGCGATCAACCGCGTTAAGCGCGTGTTCAATGCGGGTTTTATCCCGATTGTAAATAGGACGCATATCACGCTCAAAATTCTCATGAACATTGAGGGATGTGCCATACCTCTCCACATATCGAGAGTAATATTTTTGGAAATCTTGGTCCATTTGCTTCTGTATGTACATAGAGGCAAGAAGATTGTTTGCGGCTTCTCTTGACATGGAAGCATCAGGTTGGACTTGTGCAAGAGCACTTGCAATGTATCCAGCCCTAAAGTTTCCAGCTTCCGCACGTTGTGCGCCAGCCATCGTTTGAATTTTCTTGATGATGTCTGCATCAGTTAGGTCTGTGCCAGTATCAATAGCTCCGCCGGGGAGACCGGCAAATTGAACAGCCCAATTGTAGATAGCAACGCGCCTAGCACGATCTGCCTGTCCCGGACCTTGCCCTGTAATGGTGCCCTCAGAAACCTGATTGATGGCTTTAGAGAGATTGTTCAAGTCGGCGGTTGTTGTTGGCGCTGCCTGCGCCGCCATCGTCTTGCTTGTTGCCATATCCTGATCTTTTTCAGCCTTTTTAGCCAATTCTGGCTGTTGACCGATTAGCTCACGGATAACAGTTGGATTCTGTCCGTATTGGCTAAGTTGCCGGTCAGCTTCTGCGCCGGGTTGAATTTCATAGGTATATGACCCGCCGGGGCCGATACGAGGCACAATCGGACCTTGCGGCGCAGACGGCTGACCTTCTTTTGTGGGACCTTGGTCGCCAAGGATAGATGTTTGAATGCCAGACCGCTGAAGAGCTTTTTTTGCAGCGTCAGAAATTGACCCGCCATAAAAGTCCGTGCGAGAGGTAAAGACAGGTTTTCCATCAGGGCCAATTTGCCCAATACGAGGACCAACAGGAATTCCGCTGAGTTCGCGAATCTGACGAGCGCGAGATTCATCCGTTTGAGCTTGTTGCAGCCCAACATCTCCATAAGCTTTCGCACCCGCACCAAGGCCCTGCAATGCAGCCGCCCATGGGGATATGCTCTTGGAGCTTGCCATAGCCCCAATGCCCTGAAGCACAGGGAGGATGATGCCCTTGTTGCGGTCAAAGAACCCCGGCTGCTCTTGGCCTGCGCCAAGGCCCCGACCTTCGCCAGAAGTGGCGCGCTGAATTGCCTCTTGGCCCGCGCCGCCCAGCCCACCCTGATTACCCGCATATGCGCGGAAAGTCGGCAGTTTTTCACCGCTGGCAATTGCATTGGCATAAGCCTGACGACGATCAAGAGCAGCCGTTGGTCCCTCTTTCGGACGCTCATAGCCGCGCATGAAGGATTCCGCAGCAGACGAAGGATCTGCGGCAGAGCGCATTTGCTCTAAGGTTTTTGCATATGGACCTTGAAGCTGATTATGGACAAAATCTATCTGAGCATATGGATCAGATATGCTTCTTTGATTTTCAGAAGCCCACTGCCTGAAAGCAGGCTGCTCGCCCTTTTCATGGAATTGAAAGAGGCCGATTGATTTGCCTTGATCGCCAACGATGCCGGGCTGGAGACCGCCGCTCTCGTGATAGGCATTCCCAAGGATTCCCGCAGCAACGTGAGGCTCGTAGCCCTTTTCCTTCGTCAGATAGTCGAAGTATTTGCGAACGGGCTGTTCAGCATCGCCGCCTTCATCAAAATGCTGGCGAGGAACAACACCGCCATCTGCCAAAAAGAGAGTAGGCAAGAACGACGCAAGGCCAGACCCAGCGCTGTAAAGCGTTTTCCCTGCGCTGATAAGGCCTGCGCCCTTCATAAGGTCGCTACCGAGGCCGCCGCCTCCACTGCCGCCACCGCCGCCCCCAGCCGTCTTCAACTGCGGCCTTTGCGTACCAGCCTTCAGGACACCCTCCATCGGGTCTTTACCGCCCTGAACATCGCTGGGGTCATATGGGATTGCTTCATCAGCCTGACTGTCGTCGCCGCCGCCGTCAGCGTAGTGGTGGCGAGGCATAATGCCGCCGCCCTCAGATTTGAAAGGGTTCAAGTTGCTTATGAAATCGCCGAAACCGCCATTGCTTGCAGCAGTTGATGCATCAGGGGCTACAGATGAAGAAGGCTTTGCAAGATTTTTAAATTCGCTTTCGGTTAGATCTCGCGTTTGGCCCGCATCCTTAACATCAACGTCATTCGCGCCTTTAGGAGCGCCACGAAGCCCCATCTTCTCGCCAGCGCGTTCCGTCAGCCCCTTACCAGTAAGGCCCGTCGTTGCCTCATTTGCGAGGCTGTAGATTTTGCTGAGTTCAGAACCCGCGCCCGGAGCAGCTTTTGGAGGAGCGCCAGCGGTGATCAGCTTAGGAACGTGCATCCGCTGTTGCGGAACGATTCCGCTGGGGCCGTGCGGTGCTGCGCCGGGGGCCTGCCCATAAGGGCCAACCCCACCGCGCGGCGACTGGAACGACTGCTGTTGGGCAAGGATAGCGTTCAGATCGGTAGGGTCTACTACGGACCCAGAGAGGGCATAGCCGCCCCTCTCAAAGGCTCCCGGCTCGTAGACAGCGCCGCCCATCGAGTTGGGGTCCAGACCGCCGCCATAAGCCTTCCCAGACCTATGCAGGCTCTCTCCGGTTTTGAAGCCGCCACGGTTCGAGAAGAACCCGCGAGGTTGCGTAGAGGTCGTCGTCGAGCCAGACAGCGCGCCCGTGCCCATCGCGATGTTCGCGAGGAACTGAGCAACTTGGAAGTCGTATCCGCGCTGCTGCAAGAACTGCTGATACTGAGCAGTGTCCTGCGCCTGCTGCGTCTGCTGTTGGAGGGTGCCAGCGCCGATCTGCGCTTGAGCGCCCTGCAACGCCGCCTGCTGGGCTCCAGTGCCAAGGCCACCGAGTTGCTGGCTCAACTGCTGCACAGCCTGCCGGTTCGCCTGTTGCGCGCCGAGGCCAACGCCCTGCTGCTGTTGGGCAGTCTGAAGCGCCTGCTGGTAACCCTGCTGATACAGCGGAGCGATGGCCTGCGCCTGCGCAAGGCCCTGCTGACCCCGTAGAGCCTGCCTCTGCAAGCCCGCGCGGTCGCCGCCAAATGCCCCAGCCCTGATGGATTCCGCCTGCTGTTGGGCAAGCTGCTGGCCCTGCTGCTGGCCCATAGCAGCCTGAGTGGCCCCTACAACGCTCTGCGTGAAAGGGTTCATATACTGACCAACCTGAAGCCCTTGCGGGTTTACAGGCATTGCACCCGCAATAGCCGCCCCCGTCGCTGCTCCATAATAGGGTTGGGCTAACTGGGAGGCTTTGCTTGTTGCTTCAATGCCAGCGGTCTGCGTAGGCGTCAAAGGAGCGACAAACTCGCCGCCATACTGCTGAAAAGGCTGCTGGGCGACACTCTCGGCGCGGGCGTTAACAGCGTTATACCGCGCCAAAACTTCGGGCGGGATAGATACTGTTTGGGTACTTGTGCTAGACTTTCCACCACCGCCCATATTGATTACTCCGCAGCCGTCCGGTAAGCGCCGGTCGTAGCATTATACAGGAAAAACGCGCCGCTTGGCTTCCCAAATTGACGCTCGTACAAACGAACCTTGGCTTCCGTGCGATGGTTTGACAGGACGCCGATAATCAAGGGAATCCCAAGCCCGTCAGCGGTCCTCTTTGAAAACTCACACAAACGCCGCGCCCGCCCCCCTTTTGCACTGCGGTAGTCGGGGTGAATGAAGATCGCGCGCTCTTCAAGCACCTGTGCATCTGAATACCACATTGTCCCAACTCTGAGAAGGATTGCGCCTTCAAGACCCGCGCCTTCATCCTGAATGATTCCGACGATGCCGTTTTCTAGGTTGAGCGCAGGCCAGATCTCGGCCAGAAGTTTCTTTGGGTTTGGGTCAACAAACCCGTTTTCGTCACATGCCTGCATAGCCAGATCCATCATGGGATGGACATCGTCTGGCGTTCCAATTCTTACCCCAAAATTGTCAAACATAGCCCCCCCCTTAGTCCTTCTTCGGCCCCGGAAGCTTCCGCAGCGTCTGAACAGTCTTGGCTCTCATCATTTTGACGAAGCTATCAAGTTCTCTGTGTCCCGTATCAATGTTGCCACCACCTATGCGCGTCACATCTTCAGGATGAATAACATACTCTCCGCCAGCGGCAACAATCGGGACGGGTGGACCAATTGATCCACCCTTTGCCTTACCCGGCAATCCTAGTTGCGCATCAATGCCCGGCATGCCCTTCATATCTGGCATAGGCGTGAAGATCGTATTGGCGACCTTGAAGCCTGCTTCCGTATTCCCCTCACCCATGGCAGAAATGATGTCTGCGGGGATGACGTAGGAGCCGGAGTGAACATGCATTGGAAGATGATCGGTGCGGCCAGCCACAGGGCTGCGGATCGGACCAACGTGTATTTTTTCCATCGAGACTTCACTGGGATTTCCAAAGAAGGATGCGCCGCCAGTAGCGCGCCGCTTGCGCGATTCACTGAGAGCAATCGCAACAGCCTGCTTCTGAGGCCGTCCAGTATCCATCAATTCCTTGATGTTAAGGCCGATGATTTTTTGGGATGAACCTTTTGCTAATGGCATGGCTTACCCCGCCGAGTATGTGACATTGATGGACTGACCTGTTCCCGGAACAATGACCAGCCCATTCGTGAAGACTTGCCCCGCCGGATATATGCCAATAGTTGCAGGCGTTGCGCATAGAGCATTTGCCGACGCAGCAGACCCAGTGGCATTGGCGTTATTGATCGTGCCCGCAGCGGACCCGGCCACAAGAACTGCAAAGTTAACTAAATAGCCAGAGCCAGTAATTACGAGGGTTGCGGCTGTTGCGGTCGCGGATGTCTGTGTCCCTTGGCCGCGCTGAGTGGTTCGGGCGACGTTGTTTATGGCAACGACGCCGTTCTTTTGGGCGGTTAACAGATCGTCCAATGATGCTGGCATCAGTATTTACCCCCTTGCAAAATTGGATACATGTGGTAAATATAGGCCATGATTGATCCATCCGCACTGCACCAACTTTTTGAATATAACCCAGAAACGGGCCATTTGATATGGCGCGTTCCAGCGGCGCGGCGCAGGAAGCCCGGCGATGTTGCCGGGCATAAATCCAAAGATGGGCGAGTTCTGATTGGCATAGAAGGTCGGCTGTATAAAGCGCATAGAATTATTTGGGCTATGATGACGGGGGAATGGCCTGCGCATCAAATTGACCACATTAACGAGAATCCATCCGACAACAGATGGTGCAACCTTCGCAGCGCTACAAAATCCCAAAACATGATGAACATAACTAAAATTAAAAGCAACACCTCTGGGCA